TTTGCGTTGATGGTGTCTGTTAAATTAACTACGTACTTAACGCCAGTGAACGTCCCGAACAGCACAGATGCTATAACCGGTACTAATACAAAATTCTTTTTGAACAGTTCTGCAATATTCATTAGGCATTTATCTCCAGAATATTAGTTTTTTAAACCAACTTTTAATTGTTTCAATAAAATCATGGTCCATGGTAATAATTTCGGTTACCCACACACAATCACAGAATTTACATTCTGGAATTCCTCGGTGTCTATGTCCACAATCGCTACAAATACTACTCATGTTTTTTCTCCTCAATCTCGTAAAAAAAATTATCGGTATCTTCTGTTCTCCATTTACCGGTATCTTCTACATTCCACTCATTTGTTTGTACCTTCCAGTCAGGAATATTATTCTTAACTGTGAATGAAGGCAGGTCCCAAATACATCTATTATTAGGTTGGGCTGCATAATTACCATCATCTAAAGCTATGATGTGTGCACACTTATGTTCGTGTGGGATCTCTGAATGATCAGTGTCAAGTATATTAGCATCTGGATGAGCCCAGTCAACAGTAAATAAGTAAGCACCATGGTGCCACTTCTTATCTTTACCTATATATTTTCCTGAAGCTGCGCTTAAGATAGACCAATGAGTAATAGCAGGATGATAGCTAAAAGAATTCCAAAGTTCCAATTCATCAAGTCTCTTGGTGGGAACAGACTTGGGGTCATAACCACGTTGAATAAATGCCGTAATTGGGAGACGATAAAAGATAGCGCCATTTTCCATAAGCGCATGCCATAAGATAGCACGACCTCCCAAAGATGTGATCCCAAAGATAATACAATCTTCAACTTCTCCATGATGTTTTTTACAATCATATAAATACTCCCTTCGTATTTGTGCATATGTTGGTGGTATGTTTGCATTTAAATAAGCCATAATCAACCATTTATTTCTCCCCAGTTAGTTGCTAGTTCACAGTCTACTTTGTTGGGGACTTCTAAAGTAACTGAACTTTCCATGATCTCAACAATTTTATCTGCTTGGTCTTGATCCTTTACCGAGATACAAAGTTCGTCATGAATTTGTACGTGTGCTACTATACCATTTTTGTATAAATCTAACATTGCCTTTTTTGTCATATCAGCTGCTGACCCTTGAATTAATTTATTTAAAGATTTGTAAGTATACGCTCTTCTAATCCCTGGTCCATGTTCCTGTAATGCATCTTCATGAGGCAATGCTTTATGCATACCGAATTGATTGGGCTCCCATAAATGAAACCTACACAATCGTCCCAAGAGAGTTCGAATTTGACCACGCTCTTGGGCACGATTGGAAGCACTATTCATTAACTGCTTAACGAAGGGAACTTTAGCGTGGTATTGATCGAACAATTCTGCTGCTTTGTCTTTTGATACACCAAGTTCGGCCTGGAGTTTTGCTTTACCCATACCATAAAATAATCCAAGGTTAATGACCTTGGCTTGTGATCTAGGAATCTTTGCCATGTCTGCTACGACCTGGTGAAAGTCCGTTGAAGTATCATTTTCATAATTATCTATTACGTCATTTACAGACGGAAATTTATGTAAAGCTGCATAATGCACTACTAGCCTAGGTTCTTGCTGAGAATAGTCAAAACTACCCCATCTATGGCCTTCCTCAGGTATAAAAATAGACCTAATCATAGGTCCAAGTTCCTTATTTCTAGCTGGAAGTTGCTGTAAATTAGGATTCGAATAAGAGAATCTTCCGGTTACAGTCCCACCTTGATCCGATCTTATTTGGTTTATATCAGCATGGATACGACCTTTGTGTTCATGTTTAATTATGGTATCAATAAAAGTAGTATGCGCTTTATTAGTTTCTCTAGCTTCAGCAATCATTCTAACAATTGGATGTTCATGATTCATAATAAAATTTTTAGTAAAGGAGGGTGCATTTGATTTTGCAGTTCTTTCATAGGGTAACTTTAATTTATCAAAAACTTTGGCAACACTTCTTGCAGCCATTAATTGAACATCTATTCCTGTTTCTATTTTTATTTGTTGGAGTAAGTTTTCTTCTTTTATTACTAACGCTTGCTTCAATTCATGAGCTCTTTGAACGTCCACTCTCACCCCAAGAAATCTCATGTCTACCAGACAAGGAAACAGATCTGTCTCAAGTTGAAAAATAGACTCCACATCTTGGTGAGTAATTTCTTTTTTAAATATTTGCCAAAGTTCTAAAGTAAGTTCTGCATCTTTTTCTGCATAGGCTCCAACATGAAGCGCCGGGAGCTGCCACATATCAGCTTTAGGATCTAATCCTCTAGACTTTGCTTCTTCATTAAGTGCAGACTCATTCTTACCATAACCTAAATAATCCCAACCCAAACTATTTAAATCAAATCTGAATCTATTTTCATTAATCAAAGATGCTGCAATCATCGTGTCTACGATTTGTCCTTGAATTTTTAAACCCATAGATCTAATCCAACTAACATCATACATTGCATTGTGAAATATTTTTATAGCTGGTGTATTTAAAATATCTTGAAACCATTTGAGAGTTTTTTTCTTATTCATGTTTGGCCCTGATCCGTGAGCAATTGGAAAATAAAACTTTTTACCTGGTACAGCTACAGCGATTCCTACAACTTCACCATTACCGATGATGGCACCACTACCTTTAGATTTTAAATCTGGATCTCTAGTCTCTAAGTCAATTGCTATTTCATCATAAGATCTTAGATCAGGATACTCTTCTGGTTCAATCCACTCTGTCTGGGCTTCAAATAAAGGTACTTTCATTCAAACCTTTCTTGTTGTTGTAGTAAACCATTCCTTGCTTTTCATATTTAAGTAATCTCTTTTTCATTACTTGGTTTTCTTTATAAATTTTATCTATTTTTTTAAGGGCATCGGCTAACTTTAATCTTACTTTTAAAAACTCGTTCATTACTTTTTCTTTTTCATGTCGTTTATTTTTAACATCTCTAGCTGACAGTAGTGTACAATTTTTTTAAGATCTTCTACTCCTCCCTTTCGTTGATAACGACAAACGTATTTTACAACGTTGCCTTGGAAAAACGATAAATCATTTTTAGAAATAAACTCATAAGGTTGAATTGGGAACTTTGTGTAGTGGTTCCCACCTACCTGAGTGTATTGTGGAAATGCTTCTTCTAATATATTTTTATCTGTCATAATTGGTAACCCTTCCTTTCTATTTTTGCTCTCATTAAATATAAATTTCTTTTTGCTCTCGTACACCCTACATACCATACTCTGTGCTCTTCGTCACGTTTTATTATACTTTTAGTAGTAGCTTCTCTTATTTTTTTAGCATTATCTAATACTAAAATTACGTTCTCACATTCACCACCTTTGGCTGCGTGAATAGTAGATACTTTGATTCGTGCTTCATCACTTAATCTTTCTTTATTTGACAACATTAATCTTATATAAATTTTTTCATCAGCGGGTGCATTATCAAAACACTCAAACCATTTTAAATCTTTTTTAAGTTCTCTATTACCCATGTATTCTTTAATATCTTCTAGGGCGCTATCCAATACGTCTTCACCATTTAACCATTTGCTATGATTAATAATTGCTTTGTATAATTTAGTGTTGTAACTTTTTTGATGTCTATTTTCATAGTATAAACCTTTTACTTTTAAAAGATCACATACTTCTTTGGCCCTGGATAACGTTCGGGTTAATATCAACCAATCCTGACTAAATAAGTCAAGATTCTCTAAGCTATTGATTTTACTACACAATCCTTCTTCATCTCTTGGTAAATAATTTTTAGTTGCTCTAAGTCCTTCTATTCGTGCCGTAATAATTTCTGATACATCCTGTACTGCTCTTGGAATTCTCCGTGATCTTGATAATACTTTTTCTGTAGCGGGTTCTTTAATAAATCTATCTACATCTGCTCCGGCCCAACCATAAATTGCTTGGTCATCATCACCCGCTAAATAAATATTTTTTGATTTAGATTTTAGTATGTCATAAAGTTTCCATTGTATTGGGG